CAGTAACGGGAGATGCCGACATGGATACTTTGAAAGTATTGACGCAAGGAAGATGGCAAATCATCGTGTGGGATAGAAACGACCAATTTTGGTTGATTGGTGGAACCCTTGGTTGTGATGCCAATGGTGGTTCAAGTGCATGGGGAGTACAAATGGGCGATGCTCGTTTGAACACTTTGACCTTCATGTCAAGCGAACCAAACCCCCCCGCACCCGTGGATGCCGACAACTATGCTGAAATGTCAAGTGTAGTAACTCCCGTATTAGCGGCTTAATTTAGATTGGATTTTATAGTTTATGGAAGCCCTCACCAATCGGTGGGGGTTTTTCATTTGTAACAAAAACCATTAATTGCGTTTTGTAGGTATGCACATCAACGATACATCCACCAACATTACATTCACACCATTCGTGGATTTTGAAGGCGTATCAACGGCAACCATTGAGGTATGGCATAAACCCACCAAAACGATGGTATCGACCACCACGGCGTGTGTAAAGTCCTATTCATTCATCACTATGGCATTGCCTACATTAACATCAATTGATGCGGTGGCAAAGAATACTGATGAATTGTTGTTTAGGGTTTACAACGGCAATGTGTTGATGTGGGAGGTATTGGGATATTGGATTACGGGAACAACAAACATTTACAACACTTGGAAGCAGTTTACGACAACCGCCCCTGGTACACCTAATTGGAAAACATTATGAGTTTAGAATTTATACAACTTCAATCATACACCGCACCATCCATCATTGAGCAAAAGAACAAAGATTGGGTGCAATATGGCGATGATAACAATTATTATCAGTATTTGATTGATTTGTATCATTCATCCCCGACCAACAACGCGTGTATTAAAGGAACTGTTGATCAAATCTTTGGTAAGGGGTTGGAGGTAACAAGGGCATCACGGGATTTGGCGGGATACATTGAATTCAAAAAGATGTTTTCGGCGGATTGTATTCGTGCCGTTGCCATGGATTTGAAAATGTTGGGCCAAGCATCATTCCAACTTGTGAAGTCAAAAGACCGCAAGAAATATGTGATGGCAAAGCATTTCCCACAACAAACCCTTCGCCCTGCCAAGTGCAACGAAAAAGGGGAAATAGAGAAATACTATTATTGCCCCGATTGGGCTAATTTGAAGCGTGGCCACAACCCAATTGAGTTTAGGGCATTTGGTTACGACCAAAATGCAAACGAATGTATATTGACAATCAAACCATATTCAACGGGTTCGTTTTACTTCGCACCCGTGGACTACCAAGGCGGTACGCAATATGCCAACTTGGAAGCGGAAATTTCCAATTTCCACATCAACAATATCATGAATGGTTTGGCCCCTTCAATGTTGATAAACTTCAACAATGGGCAACCACCCGCCGAAGTAAAAGACACAGTTGAAGCCCAAATCAAACAAAAGTTTGGTGGTAGTTCCAACGCAGGTAGATTTATTATTTCGTGGAACGATGGCAAGGAATCAAGTGCAGACATTACGCCAGTACAATTGAGTGATGCCCACAACCAATATCAATTTTTGAGTGGCGAGGCGATGCAGAAAATCATGGTTGCACACCGCGTTGTTAGTCCGATGCTTTTGGGTATTAAGGATAACACGGGATTCGGTAACAATGCCGATGAAATGAAAACCGCATCTATCTTGTTTGATAATGTGGTGGTACGACCATTCCAACGATTGATTATTGATGCCGTAACCAAGGTATTGAACTTTAACGGCTACAATTTGAATCTTTATTTCAAGACCTTACAACCCCTTGAATTCACGGATTTGAGTGGTAACATTATTGACGATGAAACCCGTGAGGAAGAAACGGGCGTATCATTGTCATCCGAAAAAAAAAAGATTGAGTTAGAAAGTTACACCGATTACCCCGATGGGGCGGTGAGCAATGCAAAGAAAGCATTGGCATGGGCGGAAAAGAACGGATGGGGCGATTGTGGCACACCTGTGGGCAAAGCCCGTGCAAACCAATTGGCAAATCGTGAACCCATTTCCCGTGATACCATCGCAAGGATGGCAGCGTTTCGCAGACATCAAGAAAACAAAGATGTACCCTATTCCGAAGGTTGTGGGGGATTGATGTGGGATGCCTGGGGAGGTGATGCGGGTATCCGATGGGCTGAAAGCAAATTAAAGGAAATTGATTTGGCCAAGGACATGACCATCGAGGATGAACATTCATGGTTGGAACATTTGAAAGGCAAAGGCGAAACAATTAACACCGATGAATGGGAATTAATTGATGTAACGGAAGTTACGGATGCCGATGAAGAATTAAAATTTAACTTGGCGTATGAAAACCCCAATAAAAAAAGTGATGACGATAAAGGGGTGTACAAAATCCGTTATCGGTACGGCCCTAATTTCGTATCCAACAATTCAAGGCAGTTTTGCACTGCAATGGTTCAAGAATCCAAAGGGGGTGTAATTTATCGCCGTGAAGATATTATCGCCATGGGGGATGCGGGTGTAAACGGACAATTCGCACCGAGTGGCCAATCAAGTTATTCCATTTGGAAATACAAAGGCGGGGTTAATTGCCATCACCGATGGGAACGATTGACATTTAGACGGAAGCAAGTCAAAGGAAAATTCCTACCCAAACAACCTGGTGAAACGGGGGATAATAGAAACTTGGAAAATTACAACGAGGTATCAAACAAATCGGCGGACAAAGCGGGTGTACCATTTTCACCAAGCGGATGGGATACGGCCAAAACACGCCCCATTGATATGCCAAACAAAGGATCATTAAAGAACAAATAAGATGTACGCAAACGATGATATTCTATTAATCGACAAAGAGTTGATTTTTAAGTATACCCAATTGGGTGGAAATGTGGATGTAGACAAAATCTATCCATTCGTGAAAATCGCCCAAGATATCCAGGTTCAAGAATTATTGGGAACGAAATTGTATCGGTACATTTTAACCCAGGTTGAGAATGGCACATTGACGGGCAATTATCAAACCCTTGTTTCGCACTATGTTCAACCGATGTTGATTCATTATGCAATGGCGGATTTGTTGTTGTTTCATGGTTACGAGGTAACCAATGCGGGTATATTGCGTAACTCACCCGAAAACACCACATTGCCCGATAAGACCGAAATTGATACATTGGTTCAACGCCAAAGAAACATTGCGGAAACTTATCGCCGTAGGGTTGTGGATTATTTGAGTTACTACCCACAATTATTCAGCCAGTACACGGAGGATCAACAAGCGGGGGAATACCCAAACACCAACCCATCCAACTATGTTTCATGGAATTTGTAAAAAAGACATATAAGCCAAAGGATGAAAAGGTCAAGAAATTGACCAAGTATTTCACGGAATTAAAAATCGTGAAACCCGCTAATTGTGATTTGTTCACAAAGGGGAAAGTGATTGTCCTTTTGGTTATGTTGACGGGTTGCTCGGCTGAGTGGCATTTGAAAAAAGCCATCAAAAAGAACCCATCATTGATTCAACCATCCGTGCATACCATTGATACCATCGTTATACGCGATTCCGTGGCGTTTACGGACACTTTTGTATCAAAAACGATTGATACCCTCACCATAGAAAAAGAAGGCGTTAAAACGATTGTATATCGAAATCACGATATTATCAAAATACGCACGATTGTCAAGCCCGACACGATACGCATACAAAAAACCATCCGTGTTCCCCAAGTGTATTACGAAGAACGATTCAAGATTCCACAAATGGTGGGTATTGGCGTGGCTTTGTTATTGGGGTTACTATTTTTGATACTTTTATTGATAAGAAAATGAGCAATTGGAACAACCCAAATAATCCAAACAATACGCAGAATGGATGGAAAACACCATCACGGAGTTCCCCACAAGGCGGTGGAACACGGGCGTGTTTGTGCAAAAACCAAAATACCTATTCAAAAAAATGTTGTGATGGCACTTTGTGGGCGCAAGGCATCGGTCAAATAACCCGTAACCCTACATTTGCAACATTGGAATGGCAACAAATCAATACACAATGGAATTCAATTAACGACACTTGGAATAATATATAATATGGGAACTTCATTAAACGGCTTAACCCCAGCGGGAACATACCCAGGGTTGATAAAAACGGGCGACAACGCCCCAATAGACGGCACACTTAAAACCTTATCCGATGGTAATGGTAACAACCTACCAATGGCGGTTAGCACCACGGCGGTAAATTTCACCAACCAATTACAACAAGGTGGGGTTGCAGTTCCAACGGCATCACAAGTGAATGCCAAACAAGATACCCTTGTCAGCGGAACAAACATCAAAACCATCAACGGAACAAGTTTGTTAGGTTCTGGGAATATCCCCGTTGTAACAAACCCTTCGGGTGTTGCGGGTGCGATTCAGTTTTCCAATGGCTCAGCGTTTGCGAGTGATGCCGCTAATCTATTTTGGGATGATACCAATAATCGGTTGGGGATTGGTACGAATGCACCTACAAGTAATTTACAAGTTTTAGCCCCTAATAATAGTGTAATTGCCAAATTTTCAACCGCACAAGATGGTTTTGTCATTATGGATAGAACAAGTGGTGGAACCGCGGCGGCGGGCATTTATGGTGCAAATGTTACTCCATCTGATACAAATTTTATTTTGTTAAATGTCGTAAATGCGTATACAAGATTAAATGGTCAATATGTTGATTTATCAAATGCTGGTCAAGTAGGATTTAGATTGGATGGGGGTAAAGTTGGTATTGGAGAATTAGCAGCAACCGCCCGACTACAAGTCAAAGGCAGCGGCTCAACCTCCGCCACTACATCGTTGTTGGTGCAGAATAGTAGCGGAGTAACGGGATTGACTGTTTTTGATAACGGAAATGTTAGCGTTGGAGGTTCTGCTAATAGTGGTTATCAATTATTTGGGAACGGAAATTGGTTTAATAATGGAAGCATTTATTCGCCTCAATACTATTTTGTAAACATCGCGCCATCAGCGGGAGGAAGTACGAATTTTTATGGGAATGTAAACAATTTCAAAATTGGCACAACGGCAACGGCAACGGCATCTGCAGTATTTGAAGTTGATTCTACTACAAAAGGATTCCTCCCACCCAGAATGACCACAACCCAAAAGAACGCCATCGCTTCACCCGCTGCTGGATTGATGGTTTACGATTCAACAACAAACAAATTACAATGCTATAATGGTAGCACTTGGAACGATTTATTCTAATTTTGAAAATATATGAAAGCAATAAAAATATTAAGTGAAGTCAACTTGACAAGTGGCTTAGCAATCCCTTCGGGTTCAGTATGTGTAATCGCAGAGGGTTACGCAGATGTTAAAAGCCAAAAAGACGGAGTAATTCCCGCACAAATCGCAACCTTTGTTTTTGCAAGTGTTGAAGCATTGGCACAAGGGAAAGCACCGATTCAAGGCATCCAAGATTTTAACACCACCTTTTCCAACTTGGAATTGTCGGTTGTGGCCTACGAAACCATCCCCGCCGAATCCTTGTTGGTGAATGCGGTTTACGATGCGTTGGTGGCCATCTATGGCGTGGAGAATGTGGAACAAATAACCATCTAATCGTTTTATTGGTATGAGTATTAACGCAAGTTCATTTAGTGCGGGTTACACGGGATGTGTAGTCGTATCAAATACAAGTGCAAACACGGGAAGATTCCGTGGGTTTGTGGTGAATAGTGATGCGGTTGTATCGGCTATTCTTAACCAATCCGCAGCATCTTTGTTGTCAACTTTGGGATTGAGTGGTGTAACATTAAAGCAAGGAACATTCATTTGTGTTCCCGATGGTAGTTACATTTCATCAATTACATTGGCGAGTGGTTCGGTTGTAATGTACGGAGAATAATGTTTGGTGTTGGTGTAGGTATTCGCGTTGGTGGGTTTACACCAATTAGTGGAGGTGGGGGATTTGATCCCGATGCCCAGGCATTTTTTGACCGCGTAACAACTGCGGGTGGAACACTAACCACCACCGAAAAGAACGCAACCAACCAACTTGTGTTGGATATGAAAAGTGCGGGTATTTGGTCAGCAATGAAAGCCGTTTACCCAATGGTTGGGGCGAGTGCGGCAGCGTGTGCGCAGAACTTAAAGAGTTCAAGTTTTACAGGTACATTTACAAGTGGTTGGACTTTTGCGAGTACGGGTGCAACTCCTAATGGAACGAGTGCCTATATGGATACTGGGTTAAATGGTCGTTTAATATTAGGGAATCAAAGGAGTTTTGGATTTTACAACAATACAAACACAAATGGCATTGTACACATTGGGTCAATTAACAATTCAGACGGAGGACAAGATTATATCGGCTTAGGAACATTTCAAATTTATCGTATAAATTCGCAAGGAGATAATATAGGGCAATCAAATACATCAAAAGGACTTTGGATTGCAAGAAGTAATTCAACAAGCGCAGACCTTTTTTTAAATGGTAGTATCTTAAAATCATTCAGTGCAACAGTTTCAAATACTGTTAATGCTTATTATTATTTAGCATGTGCTCCATTAAATAACAACTTTGGAGATACACAATATGCATTTGCTTTTATATGTGATTCATTCACAAACACCCAAGCATCAAACTTCTACACCGCAGTACAAGCGTTTCAAACCACTTTATCACGCCAAGTATAATGATAGGATACATTTTAACACCCGAACAAAAAGACCAAGTACAAGGTCAATACTACACGCCTTATCAGTTTTTTAATTGCGTTCAAGATATTGACGGCGTTTGGTTTCTTTTCTTATCGGATGAGGACAAACCCGAAGTTGAAGCAAGTGAATACGCTTGGGTTTTGAATTTACCCGAAGGCGAATACACACCACCACCACCACCACCATTTCCCCCAACTGAATAATGACCAAGAATGCTTTGCCCGTCAATTTTGACCAATTTCGTAAGAACCCAGTTGCTTCCGTTGCTTTTTGTATGTTGTTGGCCGTTGGCTATCTTTATATTGACCTTCGTTCGGGCTACAAAGAACAAATCGAAAAGGCGAATGCCAAAATTGAGGCGTTGGATATCAAGATTGACAAACTTTCGTACGCACTTAAAAAGTCGGATTCGTGCCTGGCATCGGCCATGACGGAAATACGCATCATGAAAACAATGCAAAAGTTATGAAAAACCTATTAATCATATTTTCCGCAGCGTTTATCACGGGATATTTGTTTACCAATGTAAACGCAAAACAAAGCCCTACAATTGATGAAATAGATGCGTTGCTTAACAAGGTATCAAAAAACATTGAAAGTGCGGGAGAAGTCACCAAAATGGCTCAAACGATGAATGCCAAGATGGTGGAGGCAAAGGCAAAGGAAAAAGAGGAATTGAAAATGGAAGTGAAGATGGCGGAAGCGAAGGTGGAAAAGATGGAAGAAAAGATTGAAGTGTATGCCGTTAAGATGGTTGGTGCGGGAATTGATACGGCGGTTGAGGAAGTACAGTTCAAAGGCCCAATCTACGATGCATGGTTGAACTATGTTGAGGAAGGTGGCAAAGAAGATTTCAATTGGTTTAGGTTATACATATGGCAACAAAAGTAAAATCCAACATAATCACATTCCGTGCAAAGCCCAAACGAAAATTGGGAAGGCATACGAAGCACATCAATAAACACAAGTCAAAAAAAGTTTCAAGGGGTCAAGGATGAAAAAGATAATCGAAATTTTCAAGGGCGATAAAGGCGAGTTCAGTTCCAAGCGATTCGTGGGAATCATTGGGGCGTTCGTACTATTTGGCACAATGGCCCACAATTCCATGTCTCCACAAGACATTGCACCATCCCCCGATTTGGTGGAGGCGGTTAAGTGGATCGTGATTGGTTCATTGGGTTTCACATCAATTGATAAATTCTCTAAACAAAATGAAAATTAAACAAGTACCATTTAGGGCATACAACCGCGAGGCGGTGAATAAATCCCAGGTGTATTTACACCACACGGCGGGGAATGGAAGCGGTGAACAAACCTTTGCATATTGGGAAAAGGTAGCCAACAAGGTTTCAACTTGTGTTGCCATCAGCACGGATGGAACAATCGTGCAAGGATTTGGAAGCGAGTATTGGGCCTACCATTTGGGATTAGGTACCAAGCATTTCCAACCTTTGGGGTGTCCTTACCTTCCATTGGATAAAACATCCATAGCCATTGAGGTGTGCAACTGGGGGCCAATCACCAAAAAGGGAACAAAGTTTTACAACTATGTGGGTGGTGAGATTCCCAAAGAACAAGTAACCGAATTGGATAAACCATACAAGGGATACAAGTTGTGGCATTCATACACGGATGAGCAAATCGCATCCATCAAAGACCTTTTGATTCTATGGTCTACCAAATACGACATCCCATTGGATTACAACGAGGACATTTGGGCGGTTACCACACGGGCATTGAAGAACGAACCTGGGGTTTACACACACAATAGTGTTCGCCCCGATAAGGCGGATGTGTACCCATGCCCCCGATTGATTGCCATGTTGAAGTCACTCACAAAGGAATAAGGTCATTCACAAAGAAAGTGGGTTAATTCTCACTTTTTTTTAATCTTTTTCTATTTGAAATTTGGAATTACAAATAATAACCCCGTATTTTGAATCATGGAAATGACAAACAAACAAAAATTTAACAACATTAAGGTTGGTGACATTGTAACTTACTATTCGGATTTGAAAGGTTCAATCAGCGAAGCGGTTGTGTGTGAAGTATTAGACAATATGTTTGTACTTACCACATTGAAGCACTACCAAAAACCCGATGGCATCCATAGTTTTTATGAGTTCAAAATGGCTTTTTACAAGACGGGTACAAAAAGCCACCATCGTTACACTTTCGGCAACGCAATCGCCATCACAAGTTCAGTTAACATCATGGGGGCTTAATCGCCCCCACTAATTTGGAATTACAAATAACAAATAGTATATTCGCATAAGACAAATAACATGGATATAATCTACCTAATCATCGTTGCCCCTATCACCATTGCGGTGATGTATGCGTGGCATTGCATCAAGCAAAACAACAAGCGTTTCCAACAAACGGAGGAAGCCAAGCCCTACCAAATCGAAAAAGACAAGTTCATTCCCGAATTCGATGAGTTCACGCAAATGTTGTATCAACGCAGAATGTACAAAGGGAGGGGCGACAAATGAAATACACATTCACAATGCATTTCATCTTTGGTACGGAGATGGATCAATTCGTTGAGTTGGTACAAACCAATGAAATCTTCAAAACAAAAGTAAACATCATTGAACGCAAGTACATCCAAGCCAGTGAAGCCCTTACCGAAACAACCCCATACAGTGGGTATGTAACGATGGAAATGGAAAACATGACATGGTTGTACAACATCGGTCAATCGATGGGCATACGACAAACTACACCTTTTTAATTTTATGACAACATACGAAGCATTACAAGAAGTATTCAGCAAATCAAACAAAGAATTGGCAGAGGTATTGAAAACCAATTACAACACCGTTACCACCTGGAAGTTTCAGTGGAAGCGTAACGGGTTATCAATTGAAAAGCAATTCGAGATTTTACAAAAACTAAATTACAATTTAACCAATCAAATATCATGGAACAAACAAAAAGAAGTGCGGTAACCAATGTAACCGCCAACGGAACATTCAATGGGCAACATGGCACATTGTACAAATTTGAAGTATCATTCGCCAACGGCGATTCGGGTGAGTACGCATCCAAATCCCAAGACCAACAAAAATTCAAGGTTGGTGTGGAAACGGATTATGTATTGACCGAACGCAAATGGAATGATCGAATCTTTTACAAGATTGCACCAGCCCCACAACAAGCAGCATTTGCAGGTGGTGGATTCCAAGCACCAAAACCAAAAGACCCCGACACGGGCAAACACATCATGCGTATGAGCGTTTTGAAGGTTGCGGGTGATTTGGCAATCAATGGTGATATCAAGTTGCAAGAGGTATTGGCATACGCCCAAATCTTTGAACAATATGTTTTGACAGGTACCGATACATTGAGCCAGTACAAACCAATCGCAAAGGGAGGCGATGAGTTGCCCTTCTGATGAAACACATGATTGAAACATTGTCGGATACAATGTTGGAAGTTGGGGGCGGTAATTATTGCCCCCTTCAATTCCACATCGAGTTAAAAGAACTTGCCGATACCATCAAGAATTTCCAAGACCAAATCAAACCATTGGCATTGACGGAAGCATCCAAATGGAATGGGCAAGTGTACTGCGGTTATGAGATTACACGAAAGGCGGGTGGCGGTCGTTATTCGTACGATCACATCCCCCAGGTAATGGAACTACGCAACGCACTCAAAGAACGCGAGAAACTGCACCAAATGGCTTACAAGACCATGGACAAAGGTTTGTTCTTAAACGAGCAAACGGGCGAAGTGTACGAACCCGCACAATACACAACCAACGAGGATTCAATCTTAATCAAAAAGGCATGAGAAACTTCCTAATCGTATTCGGAACAATTGTATCGGGGTTGGCATATGGATGGTGCATTGTGCATTATCCAATCACGGCACAAATCATTGCGGGTGGGATGGGGTTGTCTTTTCTTTTTGTCATGATGGTGGCGTTTTATCAACTTAAAAAAGAAGGGGGCGATGAAGCCCCCTAATCCAATTGGTATGACAAATAACAAGAACGGATTGATGCAAATATAATCTTTTTTTGTATATTTGAAGCGTATTACAGTTATGTGCGAGATAACTATCAAAGACCTTTTGCCCTTGGCATTCTATCAACTCGCACTTGATAGTTTGTTCAAGGGCTTTTTTATTTCATGACTTACAAAACCAAAACTACTATTCAAGGCGAATGGGTTGAAATCAAAGTGTATCGCAATGGGCTATACTGGCACACATACGATTTTTTAATTGACAAATCGGAAATGATGTTAATGACACATCTGCCAACAAAGGTGTGGGGTACAATGTTAAATTTGATTGAGATTCGGGAATCAATATCCAAACACATTAATTTGAATTGACATGGCGAAAGATAAAAAATCGTTTATCCTTTATTGCGATCAACAAGGCGTATTCAATCAACTTCCCGATGATATTGCGGGGAAACTGATTAAACACATATTCGCTTATGTGAACGATGAAAACCCAGTTTCAACCGAATTATTAATCAACATTGCATTTGAACCAATCAAGTTACAGTTAAAACGAGATTTGCGTAAATATGATGAATACATTGATAAACAACGAGTTAACGGGGCAAAAGGTGGTAGACCAAAGAAACCCAATGAAACCCAAGAAACCCAACCCTTTTTTGAGAAACCCAAAAAACCTGATAATGATAATGATACTGATACTGATACTGATACTGAAATAAAGAAAGGGGCAAAAAGAATTTTGCCACCAACCATGAGTGAATGTATTGAGTGGTTTATACAAAATGGATTTAATCAAAAGGAGGCCGCCGCGTTTTTCCATTATTGGGAATCGATGAATTGGACACGAAAGGGCGGCGCAAAAATTCAAAAGTGGAAATCCGCAGCATCACAATGGATTGCCAAATTAGAACCGCCATCCACAAATCAAACTATTCAACCAACCATGAAAAGATTTAACATTGCAGATTATGAATAACATCGAAGAACATATTTTGGGGCAATTATTATTCTATCCACAAACACGGGCATTATTGCCGAGGATGAAAGAATCATGGTTTGAAAAATCATTACATCGACAAGTCATCAAACGGATGATTGATAAATACTTCAACAACGAGCCGATTGATTACATGAGTTTGACGGAAGGGATGGAAAACAAACAAAGATTGGAAGTCATACGGATTGGGCAAAATGTTCATGATGTTGCCAATGTTAGTGAATACATACCCAGGTTGGAACAAAAGTTCCTACATAAACAATTCATCGAGAATTTGGCGAAGATTGATTTAACCACGGATTTGAAAACATTGATTGAATCCACACAATCGGTAATTGATAACACCCGTTTCACCACAATACATGATCCCGTTTCTATTCACAAGATAAGTGCATTGGCATTGGACAACATTACCGAAGCAATTAAACGCGGTGAAACCATAACGGGGAAACCAACGGGGTGGAAATCATTGGATAGGATGTTGGGTGGATGGAACGCGGGTGATTTGATTGTGATGGCTGCACGACCTGGAATGGGTAAAACTGCAATGGCGTTATCACTCATGTATGAATTTTGCAAATTGGATGGCAAAGGATTGTTCATCAGTTTGGAAATGAGTGCCGAGCAATTAGCCAAAAGATATTTTTCATTGATAACCGACATATTGAATTGGAAGATTCGCAATGCCACATTGAAGGAATACGAAGTGAATCAATTGTGCCATGCGGTGAATACGAGCGAGGTTGATTTTTATGTTGATGAAGAACCAAACGCAACAATTCAGCAAATCAAATCAAAAGCGAAAATACACAAAGCAAAACACGGGTTGGATTTATTGGTTATTGATTACATTCAGTTGATGAAAGGAACAAAGCAAAACCGCGAACAAGAAATTGCAGAAATTTCAAGAGGGTTGAAGTTGTTAGCAAAGGAATTGAACATCACAGTTATCGTGTTGGCCCAGTTATCACGCAAACCCGAAGAACGAGCCGACAAGCGACCATTGTTATCCGACATACGGGAATCGGGATCAATTGAACAAGATGCGGATGTGGTAATGTTCCCGTTTCGACCCGCAAAATATGAACAAACGCAACCCGAAATTGAAGATGCGGAATTGATTATTGCAAAGAACCGCCACGGAGAATGTGGCATTATTGACACGAATTATATTGGGGGGCGTACATTATACCGAGAAAATATTGCACCGAAAGTTACAAACCCTTTTGAATTTTGAAATTAAAATATATATTTGAACGGACAAATATGAAAATGGATATTAAACAAACAGTAATCGGATTATTGGAACAATACTCCGACTTCAAGGACAACGACCAACAATTGGTTGCATGGTTTTGGAAACTTGAAATGGAAGCCCACGGCTATCCCGCATCAAGCACCCCAACACAAACATTCTTCAAACTCATGGCATTTGGTAAACTAACATCATCGGACACCATCACACGGGTTCGCCGATTGGTTCAAGAAGAAAACCCCGAATTGCGTGGGAAGAAGTACAACGAACGCCAGGCGAAACAAAGCATTGTTAAACGGGATTTAGGGTATTAAAAACATGACAATAAACAAAGTATGAAAAAACTATTAATAGCAACATTACTTATCGGAATGGTGAGTAGTTGCGAAGAAGCAACAACAACAACCCAATCAACTGAACACACAGTCAAAATCGGAGTAGATGTCAAAGAATTAAAAGTTGTTGAAATTGAAGGATGTGAGTATTTTATTGGCACTTTTGACCGAAGTGCAATGTTCACCCATAAAGGAAATTGTAAAAACCCTATTCACAAAGGAGGTAACAATGAGCAACAATAAACAAAGTAGCGTAGTAGATTGGATTGAACACCAAATAAACCAACAAGGCATTACGCATTTTTTTAGCCGAAAAGAAATTTTACAACAAGCCAAAGCAATAGAAAAACAACAGAGAATGAGTGATTTCTCAATGGGAATCAGAAATGCAATACAAATGGAAGCAACAAAAGATGCTGAGAAATGGTTTTTAGAAACATTCGGAGGTAACAATGAGCAACAATAAACAAAGTAGCGTGGAGTGGTTTTTCAACCAATTAGTTGCAAACAGAATCATCGTGATAAATGGTACAACATATTGGGATAAGGTAAAATTGAAATATGAAATACTATTAGAACAAGCCAAAGCAATGCACAAGGAGGAGATATCCCAGGCGTTTAATGATGGTGAGTATAATTATTTTTATTCACGCAAAACTGGAAATGATTTTGAGGACGGAAAAGAATACTACGAAGAAAAATTTGGAGAATGATAGCAGATTACACCAACCCACACGGGAAACCAACAAAGCAATACAATAGCATTGAATTTTTGTTGGCCCAGGTCATCAAAGGAACATACGAATATGGCGAGGATAAAATCCTACAAACCACCCTTCCAAAATCCATGATTGACCATGCCTTGAAATTGTATGAAGCAGAAATACAAAAGGCATACGAGAATGGTTATCGCAAAGGCAACATCAAAAAAATTTCAATAGATAGCAAATGAACAAATACGACACCATGAAATCAGCATTAGAACAATTTATCGAATGGTTGGAAGAAAACCACCCCACGGCGGTTCCACCACCCGAAACAAAAGAACACTTTTTCATGAAGGAAAAAATTGACCAACAAATGGCGTACAACGCGGGATTCACCAAAGCCAAGAATTTGTATTTAGACGGAGAATGAAACACCTTGAAAGCCGTTTACAAATCAACTGTGTTAAGTGGTTTCGGTTGGCATACCGCCAATATGCAAACCATTTAATTCATGTTCCCAACGGGGGATCACGGGATTTGCGAACGGCTCAAAGGTTAAAAGCCGAAGGAGTATTGCCAGGGGTGGCTGACTTGGTGTTATTCATCCCCACCAAAACCCATCACGCCATGTTCATTGAACTCAAAGTCAAACCCAATAAACAATCCGCACATCAAAAGGAGTGGGAAAAATTGGTAACGGCGATGAATTATCATTATGTGGTGGTATATTCGTTTGACGATTTCAAATTACAAATAGAAACATACATTGGTAACGCTTGAAGCCATAGCCAAACGCCACATCGAATGGATAAAGATTGCCAAATACATAGGTGCATCCAACGATGAAGCGGATGACATGGTTCAATCAATGTATTTGAAACTGGCGGAAATCCAATTGGCGGAGGGGAATTTTGTGAGGTTGACCAATTACAACGGAACCATCAACACAATCTATTTGTTCAAGATGTTACACAATGCGTTTATGGACATCAAACGGGCATCAAACAAGACAATACCACACCAAGATGAATTCGTACCCGTAGAAAGCCCCGAAATGGCTGAAATGGCACATTTGGATTTGATGAGCGAGGTAAAAAAGGCAATAGATGAACTCCGTGATTACGACCAAATGTTATTGGAACTTCATTTTGTGTACGGACATTCAATGCGGGACATCGAAAAACGCACGGGGATTCCAACGCACTCGGTTTTTAACTCCATCAAAAACGCAAAACAACACATCAAACAAAGGACACAAATTAAATATCAAATTTATGCAGAAGAAAAAAGACACACGGAAACAATTTACCGAATCGCGACCATCCATCGGGTTGGGGGATACGATTCAGAAAGTAACGAAAGCCACGGGGATTGAACTGGCCACCAAATTTTTATTGGGCGAAGATTGCGGATGCGATGCCCGTAAACACAAATTGAACAAGTTATTCCCTAATAGGAAACCATTGTGTATGACCGAAGGGGAATACGATTGGTGGACACATTTCAAATCGGTAAATTCCCAAACCTTATCCCCAATGGAGGCAAACAAGGTTGCCGAAATATGGTCAAGGGTGTTTCAAAGCAAAAGAATTTACAAGCCCTGCACTTGCAACCCAAAGGCATGGCAAACCATGATCAACGAATTAACCCAGGTGTATGATACTTATCAAGTGCAAGAATGAATGTGAGGTTTGTGATTCATACCGAGTTAGCACCCAAGAAAAAATAAACCCACAAGGCCCACAAATCGAATCTAATTTGATTTATATGTGTGATAAGTGCAAAGAAAAATACCAAAATAGAAATCTATTTCAACCATGGTTAACCGCAATAAAACAACTGCAAAGCAATACGCCGTAATGGTATTACGCGATGACTACCATTATACTTTCCGAAGTATAGGGGAGAGAATGGGAGTATCCGAATCGGTGGCATTCCGTTTGTACGAAAAGGGAATCAAAAATGAAAAAACACACAAAAATCTATTTGAAGTATTTTGGGTATGACCAACACGACTGGATTCCATGTGAAGTTCCCGACTGCGGGAAACAATGTATCGATGTCCACCACCTGGTTGCAAGAAGCCGTGGAGGAAAAGACACCATTGAAAACCTTATGGGATTGTGTAGGGATTGCCACCACGAAGTTCACTTTGGAACAAAATTGAAAAATGAGTATTTAATAATGATTCATCAAATAAATTTGAATAAATGATTGAGGCATACGACATAAACGACATAACACCCAACCCATCCAACCCCAGGTTGATTCGTGATGGCAAGTTTGAAGCGTTGGTAAAATCCATCCGTGAATTTCCCGACATGACAATGGTTCGCCCGTTAATCATTAACCAAGAAAACATCATATTGGGCGGCAACCAACGATACATGGCAATGAAGGAACTTGGATTTACAACCGTACCTTGTCAAAAGGTTGATTGGAGTGAGGAACGCCAAAAGGAATTTTTGATTCGGGATAATACGAATTATGGCGAATGGGATTGGGATGCATTGGCTAACGATTTCAATGCTGATGATTTGGCAGATTGGGGATTAGAACTTCCCAAAATGACAGAAGTTGAAGAAGAATCAGAACCAACCATCGACACCCAAAAAATCACATTGGAATATACCCCCGATGAATACAACCAAGTAAAAAAAGCACTTCAAAAAATAGCATCAACGCCAGAACAAGCAGTTTGGAAATTACTACAACTATGAAAGCATGGAGAGAAACCCGCGACACTAAACCCCACGATGAAGTGTGGGTATTAATTGACACTAAACAAGTGGCATACATCATGGATGATCAATGGTATTTGGCACATGATGATTCACCAATCGTTGAACCATATATGTGGATGCCCATCCCAATTTTGCCAAACGAATGATTTGATAAAGATTTGAAATTATGCCAAACCCAGAAAACATAATTCCACCAAAGCCAGGGGAGGTGAGAAACCCCAATGGAAAACCCAAAGGAACAAAGAACCGAAGCACCATTGCCCGTAAATGGTTGGAGGTAATGCAAGATGCCAAAAACCCCATCACGGGTGAATTGGAGAAACTATCCCAAGAAGATTTAATAACCCTTGCAATGATACACAAGGCAAGGAAAGGTGATGTGGGTGCATACAAACAATTGATGGATTCGGGATTTGGAATGCCTACCCAACAAATCGATGTAACAACGGAGAAACCAATATTTAATGGAATCAATTTAGATGTTGCAACAAACAACGGCACAAGTCAAGATAGCGAAACTCCGTAAACGCATACGGATTGTGAGGGGTGGAACATCCAGTTCCAAGACCTTTTCAATTATCCCAATGCTCATCACATACGCGGTTCAAAACCCCAAATGTGAAATATCGGTTGTATCGGAAACCATCCCGCATTTGAGAAGGGGTGCAATCCGTGATTTCCTTAAAATTATGGACATGGTGGGAATGTACGATGCCAACAAATGGAACAAGTCATCATTAACATACACCTTTTCCAACGAAAGTTACATTGAGTTTTTCTCGGCCGACCAACCACAAAAGTTGAGGGGTGCAAGGCGTGATGTGTTATTCGTGAATGAGTGCAACAACATTGATTGGGAATCCTATTATCAAATGGCCATTCGTACCCGTAAATTCATTTACCTGGATTACAACCCCGTTGCGGAATTTTGGGTGGATAGCGAATTGGTAAACGACCCCGATGCGGAAATGATTGTACTAACCTACAAAGACAATGAAGCGTTGGACAAATCCATTGTTGCGGAAATTGAAAAGGCACGGGATAGGGCTGAAACAAGTAATTACTGGCGGAATTGGTGGCGAGTATTCGGGCTTGGTGAGATTGGAAACCTACAAGGGGTTATTTTTTCCAATTGGCAAACTATTGACAAGATTCCCGATGATGCAAGATTGGTTGGTTGTGGTGTGGATTTCGGTTATACAAACGACCCTACGGCAATTGTAGCCGTTTATGAGTACAATGGTCAACGCATCGTTGATGAGGTCGCATATCGTACGGGAATGCTTAATAGTGACATTGCCAAAGCCCTACCAACTTATGTTCCCGTTTATGCGGATTCCGCTGAACCAAAATCCATTGATGAAATACGGAGGTATGGAATAAGAATTAAGGGAGTAACCAAGGGCAAAGATTCAATCAACTACGGAATCCAAATCATGCAATCACAATCATACTTGGTGACATCCACATCCACAAACCTAATCAAGGAACTGCGGAATTATTGTTGGGATACGGATGCCCAAGGGCGAACCAATAATACCCCCATTGGAACGGATCACGGCATTGATTCGTGGCGTTATCATGAAATGATGGCACTTGGCATTAAGAGCAATTACGGGCAATACGACATCCGTTAAAACTTTTTTTAATTATTTTTACATTTTATATTTGGAATTCAAAATATAGGTGTATATTCGTGGTATGGATATGACAAAACAACCAAACAACATCATTGAGATTCCCAGAATTTCTCAATCAAAGTACAATGACAACCAAGACAAGTACGCTTCAAATCACGAAAGTTTTTATGGTAGTTGCGCTTGTTGCGGAAAAGGTATCAAAGAACCCAAATTTTTCATCAACACCATTTGGGGTGGGGAAATGTACCCAGCCGATGATACCAACGAATACAACGATGCGTGGACAATGCCAATCGGAAGCGAATGCGTGAAGAAAGTACCAACTGAATATAGAATAATCAAGGGGGCGTAATGCCCCTTTGTTTATATCGTGTGGATTGTGTATCTTTGTGTCCATATGACAAGCCCATACCAAGAAATTCACAACCTTAAACAAGAAATCAAACGACTGCGATTGTTGGTCGTGGAAAACAAGATGAACCATGACCGTGAAATCAAGATGTTAAAACGCGAGATTGTGCAACCCAAAACGGACATCAATGAACATTACACCACATGGGGTGAAGTATTACGGGCAATATGCGAGGTAATGGACATGACACCCGACCAAATCATCACAAGGTCAAGAAAACGCAAACCCATGTACGCCCGTCATATGTTCAACCACATATGCCGTAAACGATTGAACATGACATTCATGGAGATTGGCAACATTTCACACCTTGACCATTCCACCATCATTTCATCGGTTAGGGAATTTGGGGATATTTTATCCACGGACAAGGAGATGCAAAGGTATCATGCCCAGGTACACACATTGTTGCACGAACGATTGATATGAACATCATAAATTTTAGCGGGGGAAGAACATCCGCATACATGGCCAAGCGGTTAATTGATGAAGGTGGGGAATACCTTGTTACATTCCAAAACACTGGAAAGGAGATGCCACAAACACTTGATTTCATCAATGAATGTGATAAGCGTTGGGGGTTAAACATAGTTTGGTTGGAATATCGTTTTGGAAACAACTTTGAGGTTGTAACATACGAAACCGCATCCCGTAATGGAAGGCCGTTTGATGAGGTCATTGCCCATAAAAAACAATTCTTACCCAACCAACGATTGAGGTATTGCACGACATTTATGAAGATTGATACATTGCGGAGGTATTTGAAATCCATTGGGGTTACTGATTACACATCATTTAACGGCATACGATACGATGAACCAAGGCGGTGGAACAAAATTAAAGATGCTGAATTTGATGTTGAATTACCATTGGTTAAGTGGAAAACAAATAAGGCCGATGTACTGGCTTGGTGGAAACAACAACCATTTGATTTGCAAGTCAACGAACCATACGGAAATTGTGATGGATGTTTTTTGAAGGGCAAAGGGAAGTTGGCAGTAATTGCCAAGGAAAAACCCGAATTGTTTGATTGGTGGATTAAACACGAAACCGAAACTGGTAGCACATTCAAAAAAGAAATCAGTTACCAACAAATCACAGACAAAGCACAAAGCCAAATTGGATTGTGGGATAATGACCCATCATTTGAGTGTTTTTGCAATACCGATTAAAACCAAACACCATGACATCAAATCGTTTTATTGGTATGCAATTGAGTGGATAT